CGGGGTGGCCGCGCCGCACCATATCGGGGGATCGATAGATGTTGATCACTATGTTGATCATGAAACGGGAGTGGCCGGGTGCCCTGGGGCAGGATTGACGATCGCCTGGCCATGTCCGCGAAAATCCGCGGGCTGCACGACCCGCAGGTCTCCGGCGAGCGCGCCAAACGCCAGCGCGCCGAGTCGCTCGGCGTGTGGGTGCAAGTCCTGTCCTGGGTGTCCGGGGAACGCTCCGACGGTTTCGTGACCGTAGACATCCTCGACCTGTTCGGCTGGCCGCAGGCGAACGAGCGGCTGATGCGCGCCCGCTACGGCCGGGCGCCACTGCTGCATCGCCGCGAGGACGGCGAACGCTGCGAGTGCATGACCGGCCGCGCCTGGGTCGATGACTTCGACTACCTGATCCACGACTACCTCGACCGCAACCCGAGCCGGTCGGAAAACGACGTGCACCGGGCCAAGGCCCGCGAGTTGAAGGACCCGAAGCTCAAAGCGGCCGTACGTGCCCGCGACGGGCAGTCATGCCGCTACTGCGGCCGCACCTGCCAGCACTCCGACCGTGTCTCCGACGCCGGCCTGACCTTCGACCACGTCGACCCCGAGGTAGCCGACGGCATGTCCAACCTGGTCGTGGCGTGCCGCGGCTGCAACAACAGGAAGCGCCGGCGTACCCCCGAGGCGGCCGGGATGGCGCTACTGCCAGCACCGGGCGAACCGGCCGGACCTACGACCCGAGCCACCTCCGGACCTGCGCCCGACCTGAGTCCGGACCTGGGTCCGAACTCAGGTCCGGACTCAGATCCGGCTCAGATCGCCACCCGCGGCGATCCGCCAGCCAAGCCCGACCTGACCGGCGGAAACGCCGAAGTCTGCGCTGCGAGCAGCACCGGGACCAGTGATCAAACCCAGGTCGACGGCTCTCCCTGGAGGGGACGGGACGGGTCGGGCACCGCCCTGGCCACAGATCCACCCAGGCCCGGACCACCCACCCCAGCCAGAGTCGGCCCGCCCACCACCACGCGAGGTCCGCTGCACGGCTCCCCCTACCAGCGCGCCACCCGGCCACTACCCGAACACCTCGCTGGCCACCCCGCCCAGCCGCTGCCCGAGGAGCAGACGTGACCGCGGCGCCGGTGCCACTGCGCCCGTGCCCGACGTGCCGGCGCCCGGTTCCGGACGGCCAGTGCCCAACGCACCCACGGCGCAAGGCCGGCGCCCGGCGCCGTGCTGACTGGCGGGCCCGCCGGCGTACTCAGGGACTGTTCGCGGCAATGCTGGCCGAGGGCCCGGCGTGCGCCTACTGCGTGACGGTACGGGCAGACACTGTGGACCACGTACACCCGCTGAGCAGGGCGCACGAGCGGCGCGACGAGCGGCTACCGCTGTACCTGCCGGCCTGCCGCGCGTGCAACACCGCCAAGGCAGACCGGAGCCTCGCCGAGTGGGTGGCCACCGGCCGCGCCCCGGCCGGCGCGCGGGCGATCCTTCGACAGCACACAGTCCAGTGACAAAATTCAATGTCCGTTTTTCCCGACCTGGGGTGGTCGGTGGTGATCCGCGTACCTCCAAAACTTTTTCGTGTACGGTGTCCCGGTTTCTGAGGCCTCGCCGGGCCGCGTTTGGGCAGCTCAGGGCCACTTTTGGCGAGGTAGGCCGATTCATGATCGACAGTGGAGGGATGGTGTTCGGCATGCACGACGCGACGGTGATGGACGTCGACGGGCGGGCGGTGGTGACCCGGGCGGACGATGTCATCTGGGTGCACGACGAGTTGTGGCGGCAGATCGTCGCCGGGCAGTGCGCCGTCGTCGAGGTCCGCGCGGGCGCCGCCCGGCTGGACGGCGACATGCTGAGTTTCGGTACGCCCGGCGAAGGCCTCGGCCGGTTGTCGTACCGCTACCGGCGCCACGATCCAGAGGTGTCCCCGGACAGCGGTGGCGTGCACGTGCTCGAGCGGATCCACTGATCATGTCGAATCCGAAGCGCATGGAAGACCGGCAGCGGCGCAACCTGCCCGCGGTGATCGAGGTCGACGCCGGCGGCCAGCTGGTCGACGCCGACGACGCCCCGGCGTTCCCGGCACCGCCGGCCGGGCTGTCCGCGATGTACGCCCGGGCGTGGGACGGGCTATGGACCTCCCCGGTCGGGCAGCTGCTCGACCCGGTGTCGGACCTGCCCGCGGTGATGCGCCTGTTCTCCCTCTACCAGCTGGGCCAGCAACTCGACGACGTCGTGGCGGCGTCGATGCACAACTACCTGGACGCGTTGACCCGCCCGGCCGGGGTGTCGGCGTCCGGCCGGCTGTCCGACGGCGATGACCCGGTGCCCGAGCTGGATGACAAGGTGCTGGCGTACCGGCTGCGGGTGGCCAGCGAAACCCGGCTGTTGGAAGGGCAGCTGGGCCTGTCGCCGCGCTCGCGGCTCGCGTTGGGCCTGGCCCTGGCCGCGGGCAAGAAAGCCGGCCTAGGCGGTGGCTTGGACGACGCGGTCAACGACGCTGATGACTGAGTCCGCGATCCGCTACCCCGGCGCGTACGAGGAGAGCCTGCGGCGGGCCGGCGCGGATCCCCGGATGGCGTGGCTGCTCGAGGTGGAGCCGCGGTTTCTGCGGGCGCTGACCGAGGCCAACGGGCCGATGCCGGCGCCGGAGCGCACGCTAGGCCCGCAGTGGTGCCGGTGGATCGAAACCAACTGCGTGATGGGCGAGGGCGACTCCTACGGCCACGCAGTGCGGCTGCAGCCGTGGCAACGGGCGCTGCTGTGCAAGCTCGCCGAGATCCTGGATACCGGCCGGCGCCGGTTCACGTTCGCGCTGATCTCGCTCGGGAAGGGCTCGGGCAAGTCGCCGCTCGGCGGCTGGATCGGCGCGGTCGACCTGGCCGGCCCGTCGGTGATCTGCACGGGCACGGTCAAGGGCAAGCCGTGCGCGAAATGCTCGCTCGGCTGGCGCCCGGACGGCACCCCGCACGCGGCACGCCGGTCCAGCCCGGACGTGCTCAACATGGCGTCCAGCTACGAGCAGGCCGATCTGATCCTGGACGAAATGCGGGTGACCTTCGACGAAGGACCCCTAGCACCACACGCCCGGGCGATGAAAGGCGTTGTCGAGCTGAAGGGCACCCGCGGCAAAGCGCGGCGGATCCCGGCGACGCCGAAGAAAGCCGACGGGAGCAAAGCGACCACACTGCTGGTCGACGAGGTCCACGAGATGGTTTCGGAACGGCAAAGCACCGCGTACGACGTCGCGTCCGGCGGCACGGCAAAGCGGCAGGACGGACTGGTAGTCATGCTGTCCACCGCCGGCTTCGACCTCGCAACGATGTTCGGCCGGCAGGTCGCCCGCGGCCTGCGCGGTGAGTTCGCCGACCACGAACTCTTCTTCTACCTCACGGCCGATCTGGACCTGGATCCGACCAACGACGCCGACATCGCCGAGGGCATCCGCCAGGCCAACCCCCTCGCCGCGTGCGGGGTCGCGAACGTGGCCGGCCTGGTGGCCAAGTTCAAGGGCATGCCCCTGTTCCGGGCACTGCGCTACTACTGGAATCGGTGGACCAACTCCGACGAGTCGTGGCTACCGGCCGGGGCATGGGATGCCTGCAGTGGAGAGCTGATCATCGATCCGGACCTGCCGACCTGGCTCGGTGCCGACATGGCGCTGCGCCGTGACAGCGCCGCGATCGTGGTGGTACAGCGCCGGCCCGACGGCCGGCTGCAGGCGTCGGCGCGGATCTGGTTTCCCGATGGCGGGCTGGTGCCACAGGACGAGTGCGACGAGTACCTGCGCTCGATCTGCTCGACCCACAATGTGCAATGGATCGCCGCCGACGAGGCGTGGTGGCCAACGCTGGTCGACCTCGAGCGCGGGGACGAGGAGCAGGGTATCCCGGCTCTGCCGATTTTCCGGATGCCGCAGCAGGGTCGCAATATGGTGATCGCGTATGCGTCGCTGTACCGACACATCGTGGAACAGCGGATCGTCCAAGACGGCGCCCCGGACTTCGCCGACCAGGTCACCAGCGCGGCCACGCACAGCAGCGACCGCGGGTGGACCCTGAAGAAGGGCAAGAATAAACGGCGCATCGACGCGTGCCCGGCGCTCGCCGGCGCGATCTTCGCGACCACCGTCGAGCCGGAGCAGACACCACCACCCGCGCCGGCCCCGGCCGTTGTGCTCCCATCCCGGCTTCGCCGCGGCCGCGGTCGCGACTGACGCCGTCGCCGCTGCCGCTTACGGCGGTGTCTCCCGGTAGTCCGGCGCGGTCAGCTCGTCGACGTCGTTGCGCCAGTCCTTCTCGCTGCAGCGCGGGCATGGCGGCACCATGCGCAGTTGCTCGCACTCAACCGCGCTGAAGAACACTTTTGCACCGCAGAAGCCGCACCAGTGCGGGTGCGCGGTGCGCGGGTCGTCGCATCCGTCGCCCGGCCGTCCGCTCACGTTCACAAGATAAGAGCCTCGACTCCGAACGGCGGCGTGAGCGGCGTGAGCGGCGTGAGCGGCGTGAGCGGCGCGAGCTGGCGTTTCCGGTTTGGTTTGGGTACGGCGGCGCGGGTCGTCAGCCAAAGAAGTCATCATGTCGTCGACATGTGACCTAAGAATCGTAGGTGAAAATCCATTTTCACTTTCGATCATTAGGAACGGGTGGCTAGGCTGTTGATCATGAGGTGGTGGCCGTTCGGGAAGCGCGGGCCGGAGCCGGTGGCGCCGGGTCGCTCGCGCCGTACGGTCTCGTTCAGCCTGGACGCGCCGTCGGAGATCACCGGCCTGCCCGCGCAGATGGGGATCGCGCCGCGGATCTCGCGGCGTGAGGCGCTGCAGGTGCCGGCGGTGCTGCGGGCCCGCAACCTGATTTGCGGCAGCCTGGGCTCGCTGCCGGTGCGGGTGCATGCCCCGGACCGGCGGGTCGTCACCGACGTGTCCTATCTGGTGCCGCAGCCGGACCCGGACATCGCGACGTCGGTGGTGATGGCGCAGACCATCGAAGACTTGCTGTTCGAGGGCGTGGCCTGGTGGCACGTGATCGAGTGGGGCTGGCACGGCTACCCGACCAAGGCCCGCAAGATGCCGTTCACGTCGGTGCACGTCGACGGCGGCGGCAGTCAGCGCTCGGAGATGCTGATCAGCCCGGACCAGCTGTACCCGGTCGACGGGCAGGTCTATTTCGACGGCGTGGCGGTGCTCGATCACGAGGTGATCCGGTTCGACTCGCCGAATCCGCCGCTGCTGGAGCACGCGGCCCGGGCCATCCGTACCTGCCTGCTGCTGGATCAGGCCGCCGCGTTGTACGCCAAGGACCCGCTACCGCTGGGCTACTTCGCGCCGCGCGACCCCAACTCGGATCCGGCCAGCACCGCCGACATCGGCGAAATCCTCGACTCGTGGGAGGAAGCGCGCTCACAGCGCGCCTGGGGCTACGTGAACGCCGCCCTGGAGGCCAAGGCGCTGAGTTGGAACCCTGAGCAGCTGCAGCTGGCCGCCCAGCGCCAGCACGCGGTGCTGGAGATCGCCCGGGCCACGTGTGTCGACCCCGAGGACTTGGGCGTGTCGACCACCTCGCGCACGTACGCGAACAGCGAGCAACGCCGCCAGGACCTCATCGACTTCACGCTCGGCCCGTACGTGGCGGCGGTGCAGGACCGGCTGGCGATGCGCGATGTCCTGCCGCGCGGCTACACCGCGCGCATCGACTTCGCCGGGTTCCTGCGCGGGGACGAGAAGACCCGGATGGAGACCTACAAGATTGGGCGTGAGGTGGGCGCGTACACCGAGGAGGAGATCCGCGATCGGGAGAGCCGGCCGCCGCTGACTCGCGCGCAGCGGGCCGCGGCGTCGCCGCCGGCGCCCGTCACGCCGGCCCCGCCGGCGCCTGCCGGTGAGCCGGAGCCGGAGTCGGTGAAGGCCGGCCGGGGCGACATGTATCAGTTCACCGGCGACGACTTGGCCACCCGGGTGAGTTTCGACGGCGCCGAGCTGGCCGCGACGTTCCGCGTCGACGCGGAGAAGCGCACCGTGTCCGGGCTGGCCGTGCCGTGGGGCAAGGTCGCCCGGTCCGGGTACAACAAGTGGAAGTTTCCCGAGGGCTCGCTGCACTGGAGTGGCGAGGCCCGGGTCAAGATGAACCTCGATCACGATCACGGCCAGACCGTCGGCGTTGGCCGCCGGCTGCAGTCCGTCGCGGCAGGCCTGGACACCACGTTCAAGGTCGCCCGGGGGCCCGAGGGCGATCGAGCTCTCACTCTCGCCGATGACGGCGTCTATGACGGCTTCTCGATCGAGATCGATTTCGACAGCGACGGCGACGGCTGGCAGCCGGACCCGGCCGACGAGTCGGTGCGCCTGGTGAATCGAGCAACCCTGCGGGCGGTCGCGCTGACCGCCATGCCTTCCTTCGACGACGCGCGGGTGACCCGTGTCGCCGCTTCCCGAAACGGAGCACCAGTGACGAGTCCTACGACCGCCGATGTGGCCGCCGCGGCGGCCGGGACCACCCCGCCCGCGCCGGTGGTGACGTTCACCGCCGAGCAGTTCGACGCGCTGGCCACCAAGCAGGGCGAGGCGTTCAGCGCCGCGATCACCGCGGTGTTCGAGAAGATGCAACTGCCGCAGCACGGCGGCCCGGGCGCCCCGGTGCCGGCCGGCCGGGTGCAGGTGACCCGCGAGGAGCCGGTGTACACGTTCTCCGGCGGCGGCGGCCCGTCGCTGGTGCGCGACGCCTGGCACGCCCGGGTCGAGGGCAACGCCGACGCCCGCGAGCGGCTGGCCAAGTTCGGCCGCCAGCAGACCGACATGGTGCGCCTGGTCGAGCGCAACCCGCACATCGCCGCCCAGTTCGCCACGGTCAGCACGGGCACCGCCGCGGCGGTCATCCCGCCCGGCTACCGCCCGGACCTGTACGTCACCCAGCTGCTGCAAGGCCGGCCGTTCGTCGACTCGTTCAGCCGCGGCGCGCTGACCGACGCCACCCCGTTCGTGATCCCGAAGTTCGTCTCCGCGGTTGGCGGCGCCGCGGATCACGTGCAGGGCACCAACCCGACCGACGGCACCCTGACCGTCAACACGGTCACCGTCACCCCGTCCGGCGTGTCCGGCAAGTTCGTGCTCACCCGCGAGATCATCGACTCGGCCAACCCGGCTATCGACCAGATCGCGTTCACCGCGATGCGCGAGGCCTACTCGCAAAACACCGAGGCCAAGGCGTACGCCGAGCTGAACGGCGCGAACGGGCAAGGCGGCGTCATCACCGCCGGGTTCGTGCCGTCCGGGGCGCAGGTCGCCGTCACGACCGGCGGCAGCATCGCCGGTGGCACCTTCGGCGGCGCCGAGCTGCTGGCTGGCGTGCGCGGCGCGATGGCGCTCTACCCGTTCCGCCGGTTTGGGGCACCGAACCGGATGCACCTGTCGCAGGAGTCCACATCGGCGTTCGCGTCCGCGACCGGCACCGACGGCCGGCCGCTGTTGCCGCGCCTGGGCCCGACCAACACCGTGGGCACGTCGAACCCGGTGCAGGGCGCCTACGACGTCGACGGCCTGCCCGGTCAGCCCACCTGGGCCATGACCGGTAACGCCGCCGGCGACGCCGACGTGCTGGCCTACAACAACCTGGACGTGTGGGCGTGGGAAAGCCCGTTGCTCACCTTCCGGTTCGAGGAGAAGAGCGGCCCAGCGAACATCGAGCTGGCCCTGTTCGGCTACTTCGCGACCCGGTTGCTGCGCCCGGTCGGGCTCACCGCGATCCGGCACACCCGGGCCGCGTGAGCCATGAGCAACCGCAGGCACCACGCCGACCAGGCCGTACCGGAACGGGCCGACGACGCCGAGGTGATCCCGTCGCCGGCCGGCGACGCACCGCCGGTCGACCCGGCCGGCCCGGACCAGATGGACCCGGTCGACCCGGACCACGCCGGCGCGCCGGAAGCGGAGCAGACGACGGACTACACCCGCGCTGGTGGGCATGTGCTCACCGACTTCGGGTGGGTCCTCGAGGAGCAGGTGCGCTGATGCCGTGGCCGCCGGTACTGGAGGACTTGCGCGCGGACATCCGCGGCCGCGTTCTGGCCGGGGAACAGCTGAGCGTCGACACCTCCGACACCGCCTCGCTGCAACTGCGGCTCGACGCCGCAGTGGGTTTCGTGCAGCGGATCCGCCGGGGTGACTTCAACTTCGGCGACGACCCGGCGTTGCCGGATCCGGACGCGAACACCGTGCTGGGCACGCTGATGCTGGCCGCACGGTGGCAGTGGCGGCGCCGTTCACCGGACGCGCTGATCGATGCCGGTGACCTCGGGTCGTCACGCGTTCCCTCGTTCGACCCGGACATCGAGCGGTTGCTGCGCATCGGCCGGCATCAGAAACCGCGGGTCGGATGAGCACGGCGGCAGAGGCTTACCAGGCGCTGCGCGAGGCCCTGACGGCGATGCAGGGCCTGGCCCTCTACGAGCCCGGCGACCCGGTCGACCCGCCGGGCGTCGTGCTGATGCCGCCCGAACTGGTCTGGGAAACCGGATGCGCCGAGGCGACCACGGCGCAGCTACTCGCGATCGTGGTCATGCCGCGCGGCGAGGGATCGCTGCAGCGGCTGCTGGACGCGGTACCGCGGGTCGCTGCGGTCATCGACCAGGCGGCCGACGTCGACGCGTCGGTGCAGCGCG